CAGACATCCTTAGTCTCGTAGGAGATGTAGCCCATAGCGAATGTAAACGCTAAGACCATGAATCCTTCTAGTAGGTATTTCATGTGTTTCCTTCCTGTGTAGTGGTAATTCAATTTTATTGCTGTGGTTGTGTTGTCAATCATTTCAATCGTTTTGTTACCGAATTGTTATGATCGCCTGGAGGTTAGGATTGTCTCGCCTTTGAGACTGAATCCACAGTCTTGGCAGAGATAACGCTGATACTTCCCGAGCTGTGTGTAGCGATAGCCATACTTGATTAGGTTCTCACTTGCACAATTACGGCAGGATAGCTGCTCTCCATTTGCCACCCCTAGATGTGGGTGGTTTCTTATCCAGGGCAACAAGATGTAGTAAAGGTCGATTAGGAGATTGACATCCTGAATCTGGTATTCCTTCATCATTTTCCAGGCTTTAGGTATTCCGGCCATACAGTCCAGCCATAACTGGAATCCAGAGTGTTGCACCTTAGCTCCGACGCCTAGCTTTTGAGCAACGTAGTCGAGCTTGTTAGAAGGAAACTTGAATTGAGACTTTACGGTTTTCATTAGATCGAGTTCAATCCACGGGCTAGGTGGTAGATAGCCGTTCTCGATGAACTCTCGTTTGATGTGTTTGGAGTCGAACGCTGCAGAGTTCCATCCGATTAGAACATCCGCTTCATCCATTATTTTATGTAATTCGTCAAGCATGGCCTTTTTACCATGATGATGAACTGACTTGAAGATAACCTTGTCACTTCCAAGCCATCGAGCTCCCCAGCAGATTACTTCTGTGGAACGCTCTATCTGTGTGATTGCTATGTTCTGATCCCAGAGTCCCCATACATGCGCCAAGTTTGGCGAAGTCTCTAGATCGAGGAATAGTATTTTCATACTCTAAACGTAGCCTTTACGCTTACGGTCGAGTTCCGACACGCCAGCCGTTATCGAATCGTTATCAAAGGGAACTACGGTCACTTGGACGCCCGATTCATGCTGATCTGCGTAAGTTTTGCGAACTACAAGATCCACTACTAAGTTGTCATTCTTGATTACCCCGGCAGATTCCAGAGAGTCCAGAACTCCTCGAGTTAGTTTGTCGATGTCATAAGTTCCCGTTGCATACTGCCTGGTTACTGATTTAGGTCTAGTAAGCCAGAAGATTATTGAGACCGAGACGGCCGTCACGAATTGAGAATCAAGCTCCATCATCTTGAGTTCGAACATTCGCTTCATGGTCGCTCGCCAGGCAGGGAGATCCTTGTTAGCTTCTACTAGGACTATGTGAGCTCCTCGAGAGAATGCCTTCTTCGACCCTTGAGGTCTAGGTTCTCCTGCAACGAACAGTTGGAACATTTAGAACGGTAATCCTGCAGGTTCTCCTGGTGCGAGAATGGTTTGGATCTCCTGTATTGGAGTCTTGGCTTCTGCAGCCCTTGTGAGTTCGACTTCACAGTTATTCAAAGAGTGCTCAACTACCTGCTTAGTCTCCTGACCGGGCTTATTGTAAGTTCCGACCTTCGTGCTTAGGTGGCCATGAATCTTTACTTCGTCTTCCTTTTTTAGGCTGCAAGGTATATCTAACCAAGCCGTCCATAGTCGATTGCGTGGTTCGCCTTTGAAGTCGTAAGTCTCCCAGACCCTAAGTCTTGGATAACCTTCGTTTACTACCTCGGCTACTTTTGCATAGATTGTTACTTGTGCCATTTCTGTGTTTTTCCCTTCTAGTGTTCTTTTAAGTTTAAGTTAATTATTAGTTAACTTTAACGCGACATCTACGCCGTCCCGTGACGTCGTGGGTGACACCCCGACTAGTCTTAAACGCCGTCCCGTTTTGCCTTTTTTGACGCCCCGTAGATTATGACTTAAAGTCCCGTCACATCCCTCTGAGCAATCAATAGTGATCCAGTATCGATTTGTGATTCGGTCGAAGCGATACCCGATTCCGTCGTGCTGCGACATTTCAATTTCCCCTAGCTCGACTAGCTTCTGGAGATTGCGTTGAACTTGTCTAACGGAGCACCCAGCTAATTTAGCCAGGCGAGTTTGTGATGGATAGCAACCTTCTTCGGGATCATCTCCCAAGTGCCATGCCAAAGCGATCATGAGGGCTCTGGATGTTCCGGTGCTATGTGAATGGTGCAAGACCGCCGAAAGGGCTTCTAGGCTCATTCTGTGCCTTTCTAGGCTATTATTAGATAACCCATCGTGGTTGGGTGACGCTTTCGCGTCGGGCTAGAAGTTTTCTGTGGCTTCTAGCCCTTTCCAATTTACTTGGCCTTTAGCGAATCTGCGAGAGATTTTATTGCTTCGAGAACATCGTTATCAACTTGTGACTTCTGTGCCGTGCTGTAGATAACCCTTAGAGTTTCAAGATCGTTATTGGCTGCAGCTTCAGAAGCCTCCTCGATGTAGTTCCGGGAGTCCCTGGTTGCCTTGATCATCTCTTCACGACTTGGACGGTTCTTTGAAGCTGATAGTCCTAGAGTTGCAAGTCCTCGACCGATGGCAGAAGTTGAACAGTTCTCCAAGAATGAAGAACGATTAATGTTGCTAGATCCTCGAGTCTCCTGTGCCCAATCTACGGCTGCAGGTCTAGGGTCTTCGCGATCAGTAAACACGGAAGCTTGAACTACAACTTCTTGCTCATTGATTAGTTTAATTTCTGTGATGATACGGCCGTTTGGATACGTCTTCCAGAACTTCTGAATACGTTCTGAAACTGGCTCGTAATTGCTTAGGTCGAAACCCATTTTTCCTCCTATTTGAATGTGATGAAAGGCTTGCCGTTACGGGCTTGTAAAGCGATAACCTTTTCACCTTGAAACAGACCATACTTAGTCCCGTTCATGAATGCAAGCACCGCAGACTTGTGTGCCTTGAATTGTTTATCCCATTGGTCGAACTCGAGTTTCGCTTGGAGAAGATGGGAGTATAGAGACCCCAGTTCTAGCTCACCTTCCTCGATACCTTCGGATAGCTCCCTAACAGTCTCATAAGTAGACTCACTTCCGTCGTAGTCTGGGGCTGTCTTGGAGTCTAGGAAGCCGTAGAACGTCCGTAGACGGGTTTTCATGGTCTCAATAAGGGAATCATCCCGAACGACCTCAAACTCCTTCCAATCGCCTCCTGCGACCGCTACAACCATAGCCGAGTCCAGACCTAGAACCCAGAGGTAATGTTGCACTTGAAGGTTATAGTGCTCTGGAAGCTCATCCCAATACTGCCTGGTGAACTTGATCTCGAGGACGGAGAGCTTGCCGTTCTTCCACTCGATTATGCCGTCTACGTTAGCCACTGATCTAGGGTCTTCGACGCTTGCCCAAGTTCCGGTCTCATGGACGGTTAGCCATTCTGAATTGGCTTCTTGGAATAGCTGCCTAATAACTGGCTCGAATGCCGTGCCCAGTTTCATAGGCATAGAAGGCTCGATGTTTGAATCGATTAGCCCGGTCTTTTCGCAGTAAAGTGTGTAGCAACTTTTCCAAGGGTTCTTATCCATTACGGACGCGATGTCAGAACCGCCGATACCTTTACGGGCTTCGTGCCATTCTTTTGAGCCATGCTCGAACGTGCCTAGAAACTTTGCAGCTCCAAGGGCTTCTATTTTCTGTGTGATCTCCATGCCGTCATTCTAATGAACGGCTAAGACATTACTTGTTAGGAACGTTCTTAATTGCTAGAACTGATCCACCAACGGTTAGAACTGCAGCCACTACGTCAAGAATAGGTAGTGCAAGCTCTTCGTTTAGTAGTCCGAGAACTACAAGAAGAGGAACAACTGCAGCAATAACAGAGTAAATTGCCTTGCGAGTTTCAGGTGAATAATTGAACATAGTTTGCCTTTCGTTTACGGGAGTCTTGACCAAGTTTGTGGTCCGACTACTCCATCAATTACAATTCCTTGCGATTTCTGGAACTTGCGAACTGCAGCCTGGGTGATTGCACCAAAGATTCCATCGACCTTTAAGCCACCGAGAGCAGCCTGTAAGTATTTGACGTTGTCTCCAGTAGATCCGTTTCTAAGCCATTTGCCAAGTCTTGGCTTTGATGGAGCTGTCGGAGTTGTCGGTTTACTAGGTTTAGATGGTTTACCGGAAGCTCGCTTGTTGCATTCGCTCACGATGTAGTCAAGCTGTGATGTTAGGAATGGTCCTGGGCAGGCTGTCGCTTTATATTGAGAGTGCCATGAAATAAAGAACTCGGACTGAACTCTAGATTTTTCGTTTAGCGCAAAGCCTTTTCCTGCTCTGGGTGATTGACTAGCGTGGTAAACAATTACATCAATAAGAGCATTTACAGCTGCGTCTGATACAGGCCAGTCTCCACCTACGGATGAGTTATCAATCTCGAAAGCTACTGCACTTGGATCTGGGGTTCCACCTGTTGAGTAAGGTCTCCTAGCAGGATTTACAATCCCCGTGACCGCTCCAGAATTAGAGATGTGGTAAGTCGGATGAGAGTTTCTAACGTTAGCGTTTGCAACGTAGTTCAGACCGTTAGTTCCGGCGACGTGATGGATAACAGCTCCGTTGATTGGGAGCCCACCTCTAGATCCACCAAAACCGTTATCGATTACTGCGGATACATTTGGATACCAAGCGGTCATTATTTTCCTATCGAGTTTATTAGTAAGCCAATCAAAGCTACAACCGAAGCTGTTAGCCCGGTGTAAGCAATCTTCTCTACCCAAGCAAGTCTAGCTAAAGTTAGTTCAACCTCACGAATGCGGTCTGGCACGTCGTCCAAGTGATCTAGCTTCTCGAGAACCTTGATAAGAATGTCCCCATGCTCCAGCTGCTTTTTGTAGATGTCCCCTTGAGTAATGCGAACTGAGCTTGTTTTTTCCTCGGCCATTTATTCACTAAGCCCGAAAGCTACCTGAACTTCTTCTACTGTTAGACCTAGGGCTTTTAGTTTGCTAATTGCAGAAACCTTAGCGTCAATCATGGCTTGTGCTTTAGCTTCTAATTCACTCTCAACTTCTGGCCATAAATCTTCAAGTTGTTTTTGAGTTGGCTTTTTTGTTTCACTTAACCAGGTGAGACCTTCGTATGAATCGCCATCTAAAGTCCATTCAGAACCTTTGTATTTAGTTGCAAGAATTGATGAAAAATCCATTAACCTGCTACCTCCATAACTGTAATTGTTGATACGCCACGAATACGTGAGTTGTTATCTGTATCAGTTACCCATCTGTTTACGGAAGCAGTTTGACCGGATACGTTCGTGCATAATTGGATCTTGTAAGTAAGAGCTGCGACGGTTGCTGGAGAATCTAAAAACTGGAATCCAGAAGACATCATTGCTGCGGTGTCTATTCCACTTCCAGAGTAACCTCTAATTCTTGAGCCAGCGGTGTCACCAATAGCTATGTCAGTCGCACCTCTTACTAATTTGAAAAACGCAGCGTTAGTTGCGAAAC